AAAATTTTGTTGTAACTGGCGGGTTTTGTGTCGGGGCCAGCGCCAAACAAATAGTACGACCTCAGAGTCTCATATTGAGACATCCGATCTTCCCTTGAAATCAGGCACTTCTGAATCAACTCAAGGTAGAGCTGTTCCCGCTCAACAGGATTTGAAGGTATTTTCATGTTGGTATTTTGCTATTGTCGGCTGCGTGAACAATAACATTCTTCTTCCAATCGGGCAAATTCTGTTTGACTTCGCTCATTGTGACTGTTGATTGTGCGTTTAAACCTTGAGCGGCTGCGGTTGCGCCTCCATCAGGCATACCACCCCATCCACCGCCCATTCCCACGCCAAACCGTTGTTTTATTGCATCATTCATGGCTTCCATCTGGTTGACAGCGGAAGAATTGGGTCGTTTGACTGAGGAAGTGCCGTTTTGGTTGTTGATGTCGCTCAAACCGTAGTCTTTTGCCAATGTTTCAAGGGTTTTGTCGATATTTCGGGTTCTATCGGTTGTTTTGATGCTCGTTGGGGTAAAAAACCGCCTTTCCACAGTTGTACAGCCCCTTGGACACTGCGGTTTGGCAGATTCAAAGGCTCCATGAGCCATGCACATCCATTCTTTTTTGATTGACATCATTCTCTCCACAGTTTTCTTGGCATTTGACCAAGTGAGGGTTGATAAAGGGTGTTTTGCTCAGTTATTGACGTTTTTTCGTTAAAAACGACCTTGAAACTGGTTTTTGGACGAGGATTTGGGCATTTTTTCAGAATTTTTGTTCGTTTTTCAACCACAATTTCCCATTCTCCTGCCTCCCATTCTTCAATAAATCGGGCCAACATTCGTTTGTGGTATTCGGGAAAATCCCTGTTTCCTCGAATCATGTTCCACAAATTGCCCACATCCAAGTCCAAATGACGGGCAATGGCGTACATGGTTAGTCGGTGCTCACTTCTGACTTTTCCTTTGTCACGCATGGAACCATGAACTTTGATGACGGTGCGGTCAAGCCATTTGCGAAGTTCATCTTTGGACAGCATCAATGCCTATCCTTTTGAGGTAAGAGGCGACCGATGTGCCAACAGGGTCGGCCTGACCATCTCTTTTTTGGGTCATCTCAGTGACACCTGCTTGGACGAGGCGCAGACGGATGAAATCAATCCAAGCAATTACGGCAAGGCACATGGCAACCACTCGGTCGTCTTTACCCCGACCGGGGACACCGAGCATACCGCCTTCTCTGACCACATTTTTCATTTCGTCAAAGCACTCAAGCGATTTGATTTGTAGGAGTCCTCGCTCGAAGCAGTCTTTCATGCCGTTGAACATTCGTTCTTTGGTGTCAAAAGTGGTTTTCCAATGGTATGCGCCGGGTGCGGAACTGATGGTGTCGGTGCGTTTGTACAAGTAGTTTTGGATGTTGGACAAAACATTAAAGAGTCCAGTGTTCTTGGAGATGTTGGCCTCCATTGCTGCGATGCGTTTCAAGTTTTGCATTTCTGACCACACGGCTTGACCGGGGCCGTTGATTTCCAAATTCACCATGACGTTGGGGCCATACGCCCCTGCAAGGTAGCAAAGCACCCACGCATATTGGTAGGTATTACATTCTGCGGTGCAGAACTCTGCGACTTGGTACACTTTGTCGGCAAAGCATCTGAGAACCACAATGGCAAATCGGTCAGCCCACTCGGACGATCCATAGGCAGGGTCGGCTCCGATGACGTAGTGTCCACCTGCAGCGGGGGGTTCCCAAATCTTCAATGTAGCCACCGATGGTTTGGAATCCACCAACTCGGTGTCTTTGAAATTCTCACCAAGCAAAAAGCGGTAGTAATCAGGTTTAAACTGACGGGCTTGTTTGTAGCGGTCGGTAATGGTTTGACTTGAAAAGAATTGTGACCCGCTCATCACAAAGGCGTAATCCTCAGTGGGGGGAAATTCTTGGTACATCATCACTTCATCTTTGATGACCTCATTCATTTTCCAACGCCACCAAGCAATTTGCTCTGGGGTAATGTCGTAATCGTATAAGGCCTTGACCTCACGAGTCCAAGTTTTTTCTTCTGTGGTGAGTCGCCCATCCCAATAGGTTTTGAAAATAGGTGATTCTTTTTTGATTGAATAAAACTGGTTTCTCCACCAACCCACAAAAATGGCACGTTGAGATTTTGCGGCTTTGGCGGTTTGCCACATATCGTGAAAAGCGTTAAATCCCCGTGCGGTGGATTCCCACAAATACAGTCGTTTGGGGTTGTGTTCGGCAAGGGACGCTTCCAACGAGGCAATTCCTTCTTCATCCCCCCAAGAGGAGGTTTCGGTGGCGTGCATGAACATAATGGCTTTTCCCCGACCCAAACCGCCTTTCTTTCTCGTCCCCGCCACCTGATAAACCATGCGGGAGCGGTTTTTCAAAACCAGTTGAGTCCGATTATGGGATTCAGACGGAATCTTAAATTCAGCAGGTAGCCCGTCCATGTACATGGATAAGGTTGATCGGAACATATCTCGGTTGTCCTCGGTGTCCGTGACAAGCGTTCCTTGAACGCCCCCGTATTTGTAATGCCAATACAGATCAAGGGCCAACGAGATAGTGGTAATCCCCAACTGGCGACCTTTGAGGATGACAAAGTAATGAACGTCATCTTCCAAGCCCTTGGCAATTTCTTCCATCAGGTAGGTCTGAGTCCCAAGCAATTGAGAGCCAAGATTGACCAAACCATGTTCTTTGGTTTCGACCCGAAGGGCAGCGCAAAACTTGTAAAAATTGGAAAGCGGGAATTTCATTGAAGTACAACAGGTTGAATCAGTGTTTGATCATGTTCACCCTCAATGTGAGTGAACACTAACCCAACACAGGTTACGGGAACATTTCTGGCCTCAGCGAACATTTCAAGTAGCGCACGAATGGCGCAGGTCTTGTAGTCCTCCTCCACCATATCAGGTACGCTAAATCCGCTCATAGGTCAAACGCCTTCATGTTGAGTTTGATCGCCCGAGAGTACAACTCCCGAAACACGACCTCTTGCCGTTGTAACTTCCTCACTGTCTTAAACAAGTGAACCCTCGTCCACCTCAAATCAGCCTCAGCCTTTTGCCGCCACCCCGCCTCCAAAATCGCCTCACCATTACAGTGATGCAACATCCACCAAATCAACCGAAATTCAGGCGCACCTAACGCCCGAAGCGACCAAATCGGCGGCTTTTTTCCCTGCTCCATACCAAATCCCCCAAAAAACAGGGTACTCACCCACCCCCCATGAATAGGCTTTCCCCTAAAAAACCTTGGCAACTAACCCCAAAGTCCTCAATTTCACCCTGTCGGCACGTTGGATTCACCTCAATTGTTCGCCAGATGTTATCCATTTGTCAAGTTTTTGATTTTTTTTTGGGGGGAAAATCGGTGGAGTCCCCGCCCAAGAGGGGGCCTCGACCCATCGAAGTGAACGCTCACATCGCTACAGAATTGAAGCGAATCCCATCCGATTCTGACCCGACCCATGCGGACAAGTGGTTGATTTATAAGGGGAAATTGTAGGGGCAGTGATGAAAACCCATTCAGGGGCGATGGGGGGAAATGGGGTAGGCTCACCCCTTAAATTTTGACTATGTTTGATTGTATGCCCCATGTGGTGTAGTTGCCACAATGGATCATTGTCTCTTTATGTGTTTGTCAGGGGTTCAATTGATGTATGCCGACAACCCGTGATTGTCACTTTGCCCGGTGTATGTTGGAGGGTTGATTGATGCCTGTATTCTCTCTCTTATAATGGGTTGATCAGGGCTTTGATTGATGCCCGCAAACCATGCCCGATCTTTACAATTCTTTACTCTACTTTACAATCAAAAATAGGATAACCGCCAATTATCAATTACAATTACCATCAATGCATCAAACGATGCAACCCATAAGCCGGGGTTCAATAGGCGAATGAAAGAAAACGATGAAATTTTATAGAGTAGAAAAACGGGTTTTTATATCCCTTGACGATGCTATGGCGCACGCTAACCGCATTTTCAAGAAAACGGGTGTTGTTGTTGCAATTACAGAGGTGCAAAAATGAATACGCCTACAATTCAATTCTCTGATCTACTGAAACAAGCTATCACGATGCCCGGCATCATTTCCAAGGCATATAGCGCTTTTCACAATTTCAGTATTGGCAATCAACAGGCCGCAATTGGTCAGTGCATGGCCCGTGGCCTTGATATTGGCCCCATTGCAACATTCAAGGCTTGGCAGGACTTAGGCCGCTGCGTTACTAAGGGCCAGAAAGCATTGACACTATGTATGCCTGTTACCATGAAAACAACCCGTAAAAACGAACAAACAGGCCAAGATGAAATACACTCATTCAATCGCTTTATGTGGCGCAATAATTGGTTTGTTTTGTCTCAAACCGATGGCCAGGATTACCAGCACGAAGTAAAAACCCCGGCATGGTGCGCCGATACAGCACTTCAAAATTTGGGCATCAATCAAGTGTCATTCAGTGAAACAAACGGGAATTGTCAGGGATATGCGATTGATCAATCTATCGCTATAAACCCTGTCGCTGCTTTCCCGCACAAAACCCGGTTTCACGAATTGGCCCATGTTGTTCTAGGTCATACCAAAGAGCACATGATGACAGACAGCGAACAAACCCCCCGCGATGTGCGCGAAGTGCAAGCCGAATCAGTGGCCTACATACTTTGCTCGATTTTAGGCTTACCCGGCCTTGATGAAAGCCGGGGTTATATTCAGGGCTGGTTATCAGGGGCCGATGTTCAAGAGAAAACGGCGCACCAGATTTTCAGTACAGCCGATAAGATTTTGAAAGCAGGTCAATTGTCAATCTAATATCCAGCCCTTAGGCCATTGTTTACAGTGGCCCTTGGGGTGTATATTGCACCAGCGCCACGGGCCGCTATGCCCTGACGAAAGTCAAAAAATGAAATTCTCGATTCAAACCAGCGCTATCAAGGCCGCATTACACTGTAGTGCTAAAAAAGATTTACGCCATTATCTTAATGGGGTTTGTTTGTCATTCAACCATGAAAGCGTAATGATGGTTCATTCGACCGATGGTCACATCTTGTTTTCATGTTTTGTTCATTATGAGAATTTAGGCGATCAATTTAACCCCGGTTTCGACATTATTGTGCCACTGGATGCGATCAAGGCCGTGAAAACCAAGGCCGAAAATGTAACCCTTGAATCACTGCCCGATGGGTCTTATTTGCTAGACAATGTGCGATTTACTGCCCTTGATGGTAGGTTTCCCGATGTTGCCCGTGTCATACCCCGGCCTGATCAAGTTTACAAGGGTGAAAACCGGGCCTATATTGACCCCGATTTATTGATCCGGGGCCGTGATGCTTTACGGGTTTTTTATCACGACAAAAAATCCGATTATCCGATTCAACAAACCGGGCTTGATGGCAAGGGTTGCAGTGTGATGCACAATGGTGCATACGATGCAGTGGTGGTGGTAATGCCGATGCGGGTAAATGAATTGACCTATCAAGGGATCAACAGGGATTATTTTCAAGTGCAATTAAAGGCTGCTTGATTGTGCTAATAGGCCATTGTCGCCAGTGGCCTATTGGATGCGATCCAGCATCACACGACATGGGCCGTTATGCCCTAATGAGGTGAAACATGAGCAAAATTAAAGTATTTACCAATGGATATGCCACGTTTGAGCGTTTGTTCCCATCTGGTATGTATCTGGTGCAGTGCTACATTGGCACAGAATTACACGACAAAATCAGGTGCGACGATTACCATGCTGCCCTTGATTATTATCGGGCATTTACATCAATTGCAAAAAACGCATGAGGTAAAACAATGTTTATCAAAACGCAAACCTATACCCTGCCTGAACACTGGGCCGGCGCCCTAGTTAATGACGATTACACGGGCCTATCGGACGATGAAGAATCAGAGTTAACACAATGGCTGGACGATAACACGCCGGGCCACTGTATCGAAGTGTCCGATAACCCTGAATTTAATAATTGGCATGATGCAATTGATTACGCCCTGCCCTGCAATTGCCTTACCTACACTTTTCAACACGCATCAAATTATTGAGGTGAAACTATGTTAACAGCACAAAACAAACGCATCATTATGAGCATTGCAAAAGCCATTATTGAAATTGCAAACGATAACAAGGGCGCACCAGCAGGGCCGATTTATGCTTGCCTATCCACTGAATACGGGATGAAGTTACCCGGCTTCAATGACATTATGGGAACTCTAGTTCGATCAGGCTTTTTGACGTTTTCCGATGACGTTTACTATGCCACTGACAAGGGCATCAATTGGGCAGGCCGTTTTAACAATGCAATTTGAGGTGACAAAATGAAACAAACAATTCTCGACATTTCTTGCGCCCTGCTTGTTGCCCTTGCTCTGTTTTTGCTTGGGTTGTCTTACTTTGACATTTTGACGAGGTGAAACAATGAATGACACCACCCGAAAATATCCTAGAACGCTGCATGAGGCTTTCCCTTATGATGCGGATTATGCCCACGCAATCACCCGATACACAAACCCGCATAGGCTCAATTATTGGGCAATTTGGGGGTTTGTCATTTTTCTGTGTCTGTCATTATTTTTTGCAGTGTAAGTTGTAAGGCTCGTATCTCGGTTAACTTAAGGGTTGACCAGATACGGGCTTGTCCGTGCAGTCCATTAAAACCGCCCCTGTGACAGTCAGCACACAAGGGGATCGACAAATACCATAGCCCCTGTTCCATCTCATGCGCCTCCGATGGCCCATGATGCCCACAGACGATGCAATCCATCGCCTTGATTCTCTCAACCCATGCACGCTCGGGTTTGGTCATTCGAGGTTTGTTTTTACTATGCAATTGGTATCCCCTTATCTGATGCCCATGCTTCAAGCCACGATATAAACTCACTCGCTCGGGTAAGGGTAAATTGGGATGTTTGCTCGCCTAACTGAACTATCCCCGACCCGTCCAAGTTGGGCACGATGCGCCCATTTTTGTCAGGGTTTGGGTGTTCCCGACTGAACTGATCGACCAAAAAACGCTTCCAATCGTCCGTTGACCACTTAGCCCCTAAATGGGTGGCCTCTCGTGCGATATGGTTAATGATGGCATGGTAATGTTTTTCCTGTTCCCTGCTTTTTGACCATTCTCTGATGTCCACAGTGAGTTTTTTACCCGCTTGCAATTGCTCTTTGACCTTGGGCCAAATGGCTCGCATGGCTTCAGTGCCTTGATCGACCGACCACAATTCGATGTGCATGGTTAACACTCCATTATCATTATGTGGGTATGGGGCGTTTCGGAATACACTTTTGTTGCGTGTATGGAAACAATTTGCCCATCATCCTTGAAAACAGTCCCTTTGAGGCCATCCAACACTGATTTGATCAAATTGTCCAAATCGGGCTTTTTTGTGTGTCGTGTAGTCCCATCAGCCATTGCCCCTTTTGCCTTTTTAGATGAACTAGCGGGTATGGGCATACCAAAGTAAATGAACGCATCAAGAGGGCACTCCCAAGGTTCTGATGAACCCATAGCGACCTTTGCCGCCAATTGGACATGGGTTTCAAAGTTGGCAGTCTTGGCATCCGTGTAGGTTCGCACAAACGACCCCATACGGGCAAATCTGGGGCGACCCTTGGGCACAGGGATGCCATCAACCCGGAAAGTCACCATCAGTCCCATTCATGGCCTCCACCAAGTCTTTTTTGATCCCCTTCCATAGCCCCGATGGGTCTGCGTCCATCCATTTGGCTTCCCCCCATGCCCATTGCTTCCAACCCGGCTTTTTTGCAAGCCTGATCAGGTCTGCCAAGTCCCTCTTGTAAATCTCCAAGCAATTGAAGGGCTGCATCCACTGATTTTGCGTTGTAGTAGTTTCCCTCTTTGTGTGCATCTAGTATCTTTCTTGCTTGGTGCGTGTTCATAGCAAATCAACCTGTTTCATGGTTTTAGGCGGGAACATTTGCACCTGTTTTGATGCCAATTCAATCCTTTGACAAGCAATGTCAAAATATTTCCTCTCACGCTCAACCCCAATAAATCTGCGACCTAATTGTGCTGCAGCCACACCAGTTGTACCAGACCCCATAAACGGGTCTAAACAAACCCCATTTGGGGGCAATAAAACTTGGACATACTTTGCCATCAAATTAACAGGTTTGGCAGTAGGATGGTAATCGTCTGTGCATATTGGCGATATGTAAGCCTTGCTTTTCATCGACTGATGGACGGGCTGGTGTGTTTTTTTGCGCCATCCAAGTATCAAATACTCAATGTCGCTTTTCCATACATTGTGGGTAAATGGTATGGCATTTGTTTTGTGCCAAAAATGAACATCAAATCCCCCAAATTCACTTTTCGCAAAATCAAGCCATTCAGGAACCAAATCACGGGAACAAAAAGCAACAATCTGGTCAGAAACACCAGAAAGTAAAGTTTTGTAAAGATTTAAATCAAAATCACTAATGAAGTCAATTTTTCCATCAGCGTAAAACTCACATTCACCCGCAAAACCTGAACCATTCATGGAACCATGTTTGTAAGGCGGGTCTGTAATCACTGCATCCACTTTTTCAAGTGTAGGCAGCACTTCTAAACAATCTCCGCAATACAAGGTTGAATCTCCAATCACAACCTTATCAAACATGATGTTCCCCCTGCACCCCACGCCAACTTAAATTTTGGTATTTAAACGGCTGTTTGTATCCATTCACCCATTTTTTTCCATTCCATTCAAGCAACACGCTCAATTGGTTACTCCCAACAATGTATAAACCCTTTCGGACGGGCTTTTGTGTTGGCAAATACCAATCAGTCAATGGATACCCCAGATATGTCCCTTGCTTCATAGATTCCCCCTTGTTGCGCCATTTCACCCAAAGACCCCCCTACCCCAAGCATGGAGTAAGAAGGTTCAGGTGCTTCACCCCCTTTACAGGGATCACGATGCCAACCCACCGGGTTGTGCCCCTCGACTTCGTGATACGACCAGTCGCACGGATTGTTCGGGAACTGCCCCCTAGCCTCTCGGCATACCGTGTAGCCCTTTCCTCCCACGCCATCAGACTTGTAATGCTTGCTATCGTGTGGGGTACGGATGCCGTAAGAGAAACAAAAAAGCCGCTTACTACTGCGCCCGGTGGAAGTGCCCCCAAAAGGGCCAGACGCATGAGTAAACGGCTTTGATTTGTTGACTTCCACGACAACAGTTCCCATGTTATCACATTATTGCATCAATGCAACAACCGCAAGCACAAAAATTGCACCGGGTAAAAACCCTAACATTCCTCCTATGAAAAAACAAAGCAACCCAAAAATCAGAAACTTCATCGTCTTGCCCTCAACTCAGCCAATTTGCGCCTGATCTCCTCTGGCATAGGGATTGCGGTAGCCCTGTCTTGCTCAAGTTTGACCAAAATCGGGTCTTTTTCTTGTTTGGGCTTGTCAAAATCATCAGGTATGTCTGCCCCATCCCATCTCATCTGGTTCAAGTAAACCAAAGGCGCAGGAATAAACGAACCATTGGATTTTTGCCATTGTTCGGTGGTTTTCAGCCATGTCACATGACGAATGATCTGTGTAGCCTGAAAATCAAGTTTGAGTTTCTCCCACTTTTCCAAACACTTGCTCTTTGCCTCTTTTCGAGGTGAGCGAGGCCATACATTCCAAAAAGACTCAAAAGATGGATTCATGTGTTCTTCTCCTTGAGCAATAGTTCAGTTTCCTCAATCAATTGAATCGCAGTCCAATTGGGAGTCTTTTTAATCAGGATTACTTTTAATTCATCCGTCAGCCCAACCCATTCACGCTTAATAGGGTTTAGCTTGGAATCTATCCAGCCCACAGGCTCATGCTCTGCTTCTTCAATGGCTTGGCGTAGGGCAGTGATTGCATCGTCAACTTCATCCATGACCCGCATAGGGCCAGCCCATTGCCAACCACGCACTTCTTCCAACGCTTCCAGCGCCTGTTTTAGTGCTTCAATCATTTAGCCACCCCAAAACAATCATCGTTCCAAAAAAAACAAACAATATGGTCACTGGTGCGTAAACACACATCAAAAAGATCATCACAATTTCAGCAGTCATCTTCTGGGTACTCCTCAGTCACATCAGCTTCACAACAAAGGGAATGACCAACCATGTTTGTGTCTACGCCAGTAGCGCCCCAATATTCATAAGCGCCAATTCCTTCATCTTCATAGACCACATGACATTCTTGTTTGCACTCAGTACAAAAAATCAATTTGTTGTCATCAAACATCATGACCGCCCCCTTTTGATTGATTCCTCAACACCCCGCATATTCCAACCAAGTTGAAAATACACCCACCGTGTCTGCAAACTTGGATTGCTATAAACGCCAGATTGTCTTTTTGAAAAATCGGTGTGACCCTTGCTCTGCATGATTGCTTCAAAAACTTCTCTCATATCGCCTCCATTACCCTTTGTGATCGACCAGATCGGCCTTTTCTACGCTCCCCCGTGTCACGAACCAAACCCTTGCGAATCAGGCTCGAAAAACGGGGCGTGACGCTATCCCATCGCATCCCAAGGTGTTCCACCACATCGTCTGCAATGCAACGCCCTAGCGTCCGAATAGCCTCATATACAACCCCCTCCAAATTGGGCACACCCTCGGCTGCAGCCTTCGATGTATCAGGGTCTGTGTTTCTTGCAAGTCCTACTGTTTCCATGATTTTCTCCTGTTTCGTGCGAATAAGACAAATTTCACACTTGCACGAATGTTAGCACACAGTTAACCTTTTGATTTTTCTTGTATGGGGGGAAACACAACAACTTTACAAAACTTTACCTTGGGTGTTGCGTAAATGGTTGTTTTAAAGTTAACATCTCTGCGTGGATTTCCACAAACCGCAAGGCACGGACAAATGCCGACAAGGAAAATGAATGAGATATGTAGACAGTTTAGGCCACGCACATGAGGACAACATTGGCTTCCTCGGTGTTGTCAAACATTACAGACCCAACGTGTATTGCTTGGTTCTGTGCATCAGACCTTCCATCCAAAAACACTTCAAGCAGATCGGTCATCAGGCCGTGGTCGCTGACGCTGTTGTAGATGACTTCGGTGATTTGGTGGTGGTATGAATCACATTGACATTATCAAAAAGATCGAGCGGGATGCCGCTACCAAGCCCGACCGCCAACTGTACGAAAACATGGCTCTACGGGCCATGATTCAGCGTCTGTGCATTGATATGGACAAGTACAGGCAGCCCTCGGTGGGCGCATACATCGACATTGAGTTTGACCATGTGCCAATGCGAGTCTTTTTTGAGCACACGCCAGAACAAAAAGCCTCGCCTGTTGCACCACCCTTTGCAGCCTATGTCAAAGTGATTGCAGTTTACATCTGTGGGCAGAATGTCACCAACCTGATCGACGCTCGGATTCTGACCGCTGCCGAGCAAGAAATATTGGAGAAGATCAATGGAAAAAACTGATATAGCCCTGTGGCTCATGGCTATAACGTCCACCTTGGACACAATTTTGAGCCTGTTTGACAAACTCTTTTAAGGAAAATCCGAATGAACATCTATCAAAAACTCAACGATGCCCGTGATTCATTTCACAAGTCTGAACTCAAAAAATCAGGGCAAAACAAATTTGCAGGGTACAAGTATTTTGAACTTGGCGATTTTGTTATCCCTGCACTCAACATCTTCAAGGCGCATGGCCTGTCTGCCATCATTTCGTTTGGCAAAGATATGGCAACCATGACCATAGTGGATGTGGACAAACCAGAGGACAAGATTGTCATTGAATCCCCCATGTCCACCGCCGCTTTGAAGGGTTGCCATGAGGTGCAAAACCTTGGTGCAGTGCAAACGTATTTGCGCCGCTACCTTTGGGTTGCTGCCCTTGAGATTGTTGAACACGATGCCTTGGATGCCACGACTGGAAAGAAAGGTGATGGCCCTGTGGTCACTCCCCGTGGCAACATGGGAGATTCTTTGGATGATGAGGTAAAGAACTACCTTGCAGACAAGGCAATCGAAATCACCGACTTGGTGAACGATGGAAAAGCAGGGGAGGTGCATGAATTGGTCAAGAAAGACGAACTCGATGACGAGCAATACACCTACCTTTGGAATCAACTCAGCGCCCCCGTGCGCCGTGCCATTAAGGAGTCCAAGAAATGAACATCGACCTTCTTCGTGACCAGATCAGAGAGGATTTGATGCGTGACAGTACAGAATATTGTTGCTATTGCGGTGAGGTCAAGCGCTGGATTGGGTGTTGTGGTGAAAACCACTTTGAAACATACGCTGATATGCGTTTTGAAGATCAACAAGTCATCTTGAATGAAATGGTTGAAGATGAAATTAAGTTACTAAACAAGGAGAAAAAATGAGCAAGGCAACAGGTTTGATGATGGATGTGCCTGACCCAACCAAACAAAAAAACGCAAAGTATTTGATCAATGTAAAAGTTGTCAATACATCACAAACACCAGCACGAAAGTTGGAGTGCCACGGCACTTATGACAAATCAACAGTCGATGCAATTCTTAAACTGATGGGAATAGAGTAATGAGAACCACCACCAATTACAACAATTCGGGAATCGTGTTCCGAAACCTCGATAAAGAGGAAGATCAGATTCAATTAGAGAAACGCTACCCCGGCAAAGAAGTGACCGCAGCCGACTACAAAGGCAATGCCACCATTGATGGGGTCGAGTATTTCATGGACGGGTACATCAAAGAGGGCAAGAAAGGCAAATTCATGTCCTTCAGGTTCAAGCCCAAGCAACAAAAAGCCGCCCTCACTTCACGCCGCAGTGAGCCTGAGTTTGATGATGATATCCCTTTTAATTAAAACGGGTCTATAATGGTCGCACCATCATCGCACGGAAGTACGGCATGACTCGTTTTAAAAAAGAATGTTTTAAGTGCAAGACCATCAAACCATTAAGTGATTTTTACAAACACGCAATGATGGGAGATGGTCATCTCAACAAATGCAAAGACTGCACAAAGAAAGACGCAAATGAACATCGACTCAAAAACCTTGATCGAATCAGAGAATACGATAGAGCAAGATCAAAACAACCTGATCGAATTAGATCGTCTATCGAGGTCACAAAGTATTGGAGACAGGAGGATAAACTCAGAGGCAGAGCACATTCTGCGGTTGCTAGAGCAATTAAAAAAGGTTCTATTGTTAGAGCCAACTGTGAAAGATGCGGTGATTCAAAAAGCCTTGCACACCACGAGGACTACGACAAGCCTCTTGAAGTTACTTGGCTCTGTCAACCTTGCCACAAGCAACGACACAAAGAAATCAACGGAATGATCTGAGGTGAACATGGAAATACGATACGTCAAATTGGTTGAAACCACAGAGGAGCTTGACGGTATCCGTGTGTGCGAGGCTTACTCAGCAGACGAGGACATCAATAAAATGAAGTGGGACGCTTACGCAGAGGGAAGAAAAGATCAATTGGAGGAACTCAAGCCCGTTCCAAACAAAAGGATCAGAATACTTCATGCCAAGTACCCTGACCCAATTGAATTTGCCCGTGAGATTGAACGGGCTTACAGAGGAGATTGAAAAAGGGGGCGTGATGCCCCCTTATCATTTGTGTTTGGCTTGTGCAGGAGGTTCAACACGGTTGTTGTGAGCCGTGTCAAAGTCAAACGAGAACCGAGGATTGATTCGAGGACGCTTGACCACTTCATAACTCATGTTGCCTTGATGGTCACGGCTCCACTGACCACGTTCCTCATGGCAGTGGACGTTGTTCATGGCATGGTCAATCTGTTTCTGTAACCAATGGACTGTCATTTTTCACCCTTTCAAGCCTGATTACAGGCCAAAAAACCAACATTGCAAATAAGGCCGTGGACACCACCCTCTCCCATGTCGGATCAAATAGCGTCCATGCGGTTGAACCCGCACACAAAAGCATCCCGATTAGAATCATAATCCTTGTGTTCAGAATTACAAGACCAACCTTCACATACCGCACCAGTGCGGCAAGAACCTGTGCATCCATGATGACCCCCGTCACTCATCTTCATCTTCAAAACCTAGCCCGAAACTTGCGTCATCGAACTTCTGCTTGACCTGCTCAAGTTTGAGAGATCGGTCAATCACTTTCATCTTATCAGAAAGTGTTGCCTCTTTGTCACTCATTACTTGTTTGAGCAGGGTAGAAATCGCTTTTTCAAGTTGCGGGTCTACCCCTTTTGGTTTGCTTGATGCCATTACGCCTGACTTTCTTGCCAAGTGATACGAGCCTGTGCCGTACCGTTACCACCGATCTGCGTCACCACAACATACAGAATGTCAGGGCCATCAGGATAAGTTCCCGCTTGGCTATTAGGCACACTGTTGGAAATTCCACCGCCCAAGGTTGCGTTTCCAAACGGAGCAATCGAGGTCAAGTCCAAAACAGTCTGACCAGCAGTGTTGGTAAAGAAAGCTGCAACCGACTCGCCACCTGAAATGCTTGCGCCCGTAGAGGTGTTGGTAGCCACCTGAACGATGGACGAGGAGTTGGTTCCGTTTTGTGTTGGCGAGGCAAAAGTGGCGCTAAAGCCCGAAGTCACGCCATTCAAAATGAATTGCACCAAGTACGAGGTCGTGGTCAACAAAGCCAATTCCTTCATCTGCATCTGAAGGCGGTTGATGATCTCTTTAGCGCCCAACGTCCCCACCGTTCCGTTGTCCACAGAAGGAGCCAAACGGATCGCCATAATTGGCACGGGAGTTGCCGAAGTGGTTGAAATGGCAGAGGTCATGCCATAGTTGAACAGCAACGAAATGTCGGAACTGAAGCCGCCATCCATGACCACAGACGAACCCCAGTGAGACAACATAGCCGCCATGTCGGGAGCCGCATACTCAACTGCCGTGGGGCTTGAACTTGAATATGCAAAAGTTTGGGGTGACGATGCTCCACCAGTGACCGCACGGGTCAAACCAGTGATGGTCGTTGGAGTCAATCCTGTATAGGTCATGTACTCAATCGCCCCACTAGAGGACGGATAGGTCACACGGATCGTGCCACCATTGGGGTTAAAGCCAACAGTGTTTGCTACATAAATGGTGGTGTCTGATGGGCCAATGCTTGCCGTGGTTGTGGTAATGGGCAAGGTGTTGTTTTGCTCATAGTGCGAAGGCAAGTTGCCCGAACGCATATAGGCGGTGTAGTTGACGTTGTTGTTTTGGAAGGTGTACACATAAGTGATTGCTCCACCCGTGGTTCTCAATCCAAAACGAGCCACACCAGCACCATACCAAGAATAGTCGATGTAGAACATCTGCACCTTGGTCAGGTCAAGTTTGTATCCCGAGGGGTTGGAAGTAGAGCCAGAGCCGTCCAACACATCAAACCATTGAGACTGAGGAATTTTCAGATCAATGGTGCGAGACACAATGGCGTTGCTGATCGTAGCGCCACGGTACTCAGGACTGATGTACATCAGCGTGTCGTTGGCAATGGTCAAGACACGATAGGATTGACCCCGAATGACAATCATGTCGCCCGGAACCAATTGGGTCGAAAATTGAGTGTTTGAACCGCTCACCAAACCCGAACCTTGGGTCACGGACACAGTGCCAACGATCTGATTGATCGAATTGCGGTACACCGCATACAGTTGCTGACCATCAAACTGGAAAAACAAACCATTTTGTTGATCAAAGAAGCCGATCTTGTTGCTGCTTCCATACCAACTGTTAGGCGACACACGAATAAAACCTTGAGTTGATGTGGCAACGGTTGAGGTCGGGCTTTGACCTGCGGGAATCTGATAGGTGAAAGTCGTGGCAGTAGGAACCGCCAGAATCGGGAAAGTTCCGTTGTATGCGCTTTGGTCTGCACCTGTCACAGTGATGTTGCAGTTGAGCGTCAGGTTGTGCGGGAACTGAGTTGTAACAGTGACCACGTTGCCCACCGAGGTCAGGCGAGGTTGTTGCAATTGAGGCTTGAGAATCGTGCCCGTGGAGAACTGGATGCCTTTGCCCGACTGATAACGGAAGTAACGGCGGGTTTGACGTTGCAAAATCTGATTGGGGACAGTCGAACCAGCAGTGAAGTTGACCGAGCCATCATAAGCATGAGTATCAACCCAACCCGAAGGACGAGCAAACAAGTTGGTTTGACCCGTAGCGTTGACCACGGAAGCCGAGGGCGTACCGTTGGGGTTTGTGAACGTGAAACTGTTGGCGGTCGGAACAGAGGTCACAATCTGAGGGCCGTTGATCGCAGTGGCAGTTGAAGGGCCAGTCGTACCCGTGATGTAAATCAGTGAACCATAGCCCAAGCCATGCGGGAATTGCGTGGTACAAGTAATAACTGCGCCCACGTTGGTGAAAGCAGATGTGCTACTCAGTGCAATACCTGCGCCCGTATACGTATATCCCAAATACATATACGTTTGGGTAGCAGAAAAGCAAGTTGCAGTCGTGACCTGTTGAGCCATCTGAACAGTAATGCTTGTACCTCCTGAAACTCCTGCATAGACATAGCCCCAACCGCTTGCATTGGGATCAAGTGCGTCTTGAATAAAGATTGGCGCACCTGTTGCAATGGTGACGTTAGAACTGAAAGTCACCGCCAATTGATACAGAACCGCTTGGTTGCCAGCAATGGCAGAAACGGGCAATGCTGCATTGGTCAAGTAATACAAAGAGGCACGGTTGTTTTGCATGGACAACTGTTCCCACTTGACTGCTTGTTGACCATATTCAAAGTCTGTGTCAATCAGAGATTGTGGAGTAGACACACGCATTTTGTCCACTGCATCGTATGCAGGTGAACGCATACCGATCTGAACCAGATCGTTGCGGTGTGCTGTTGAATCAGGAGTGGTTGTAAAAGCCGACAAAAGTCCCATGATTTACCTCTTTGATTTGCGTTTAGATTTGCGTTGTTTGCTCAGAGCAATGGCAACGGCTTGGCGTTGAGGATACCCCTCTTTGCGGAGTTTCCTGATGTTTTTGCCGACAATGCGGTCACTGGTTCCTGTGGATAAAGGCATTACTCTACTCCTAATGCTTTTGGAACAACAAAACGACCTAATGCGGCAGACCCCGCACCCGTCAATGCCATGCCACCCGAAACATAGCCAAGTCGTTTTAACTGTTGTTTGGCAATTGCCTGATCGCCATACAAATTCTCAATTCGTCTAATGCGATCAGTGTACAAAGCATGAGTTTTCTTATTTATCAAGTCATCTTCAAACAATTTGTCTGCAATGCTTTGCGAGATTTGATAAGCCTCTTTGGGTGTCGTTTCAGGACTTGACACTTTGTTGTACAACGGAGCGTATTTGTTGTACATGGCTTGTTTTTTTGTCAATGTAGAACCCGCTTGTATTTGACCCGCAGCCAATCGTTTTTCAGCAGCAGTCGCACCTTCCGTTGCTTTCTCGATTGACCGCTCGGCAACAGTGCGACTCATCTCAACCTGACCCAATGCAGGTTTCAACTCAGGAAACACTTGCAACAAACCTTGATTTTGTTTGATGAAGTCAGTTGTCTGCTTGGCGTTTAAGCCTTCTAACTTTGCCTTGAAGTCTGCACGAATGGCATTGACCAATTCAGGCGTTTTTCCACCCGACAACTGGACAAGGCGCATGGCCCTCTCCCGTGTGCCATCGAGGTAGTAATTTGCAACCGATTTGGGTTCTGCTTTGAACAGGTTGGCTTCTCGTTCAGTCAATGCTTCTCCACGACCCAACAAAGCACGTTCTTTTTGCATCATGCCTTTGCTGTATCGGCTCACATAATCACCCATGCGAGGCTCGTATGCGTTCATGGCTTTTTGCAATGCCTCTGAAATGTCACCAGAGACACGACCGCCATAAGTGGCAAAACCAGACTGTGCTTTCCAGTCTTTGTCGTTGAGTTTTCTACGCAAAAATTCCGCTTGGTCAAGACTCAAGGGTTCTGCGGGTTCACCAAATGCAGGTGGCTTGCCTGTCTTGGCAAGTTGTTCATTTGCCCAAATTTGCTCAGGAGTCAAACCTTGATCAGTACGACCCAAAACCTCGTTTTTAAGACTTTCCAATGGTTTGCGGTCAGCGCCTTTAGGCAGTTTTGCAATCTCTTGATCAATGACGCTGATGACATTCTTAAAAGCATCGGCACTGTTCGGATTGGTTTGGATGAAGTCTTTTTGGGCGTAACGGGCACGACCATCAACCAATGCAGGTTCTTTCAAATTCATGATGGATTCAATATTGGTGGCTGATTCAATCCGACCAACATTACTCTCCCCAAGTTTCTGAATGACACGACCAACACTTTCATCAGCAGTGGCGGTTTGGGTGCTGAGATTCTTCAAACTGCTTTGAATGTCTGCTTCACGTTGTGCGGCTCGTTGCTCGGCAACAGTACCCCGACCCGCCAATTGTTGTTGGGCCTTGGCAAGGCGTTTTTGCTCAGATGTTGCCTCTTTGACACCCTTGTACCCAGTTTCAGCAGCAATGTCGGTTTTTGCTTTCAATTCTTTGCGAAGTGCCTCGGCTTGTTTATTGGCCTCCGTACCCCTTGCACGACCAACAAACCCACCGACCTCACGACCAATGGTTTCACCGCCTTTGATACCACGACCAAGAACACGCAACGCACCAAGAGCGGCATCTGGTGCTTTGGATGGGCTGTACAGTGATCCAAGCATTTCCATGCCCTCAGTCTCTTGTCTAGTGGGCGTGATGCGGGGCATGATGTCAAGCATCCCTGAATAAATGCCTGATGCAGTAGGCATGGATGTGCCCTCGGGGTACGGAACAGGCTCACCACGCTTTTGTGCAATGGCATTTGCTCGTTGGTAGAGGGCTTGTTGAATCTCGCCCGGTATGCCAACAATAGCAGGTACACCCGCAACAGTACCACGCAAAATGCTCTCAAGGTTTGACAGACCACCGCCCACAATCTCGCTTGCCACATCGCCTATTCCTAGTTTTGGCGAAGGTGTCTCAGAGACTTGCGACAACTTCATGGGTTGAGATGAATCACCGACCTCGGAGAGTTTCATTTGATTTCCTCAACATCAGGGTCATTCATATCACCGCCAATGACTCGGTATTTTTTGTTTCCCGATTCAATGACTTGTCCAACAGAATACTTGCCTTGAGCTTGTGCGGGTTTACCAACAGGTTTGGTAGTTCCCGGCATACCAGAAGTCGAATCCCAATCTCTAGGTGCGGCATTAGGCACTCGATAGCCTGAATCCTTGAGGTATTTGCGACTTGAATTGGCGGTTTGGAAAGAAAAATCCGCTTGATCACGCAACTGCTTTTCCACAAACTTGGGATCGTCTGAGGGTTGAACAGAGTATTTGCGATAACTTGTCAATTCCCCTGCTGTCAGTGCGGAACCAAACAGGGCGTGACGATCAGGCGCTTGCAAACGCTCGTAACGTGCCCACCATTCAGCGGCTTGTTGGCCTTTTTCGTTGCCGAGTCTGCGTTTTGCCTCCAACGACAAATTAGCACCAAAACCTTTGATTCCAAGGCTTGCGTATTCAGGCTTGAAATCTTTGAGCAATTTGTCAAGGTTGTCGGCAAGTGCATCTTTGCCTTCCAACTTGTTCACTTCGCCCACAGGCATGACACGACCCTTGTCCTCTTTCGGTGCAGTCTTGCTCAGACCCGTCACGCCCTCGGGAACTTCAATCGGGGTGAGTTTGTTCCCAACGGCACGATACATCTTGCCTTCTTTGTCAAAAACAATCTCGCCTTTTTCGGCTTGTTGAGTAAGACGTTGTTCGGCAATGTTTGCTCTGCGTTCACTCAACCTCAATTGAGCCAACTGACGTTCTGCGGTCAATCTGGTTTGCTCTGCCTGACGCTCAGTGTTTGCAAGCGACTGGAAATACTTTGCCATTTCATTGAAATCGCCTTTTTTGGCAATCTCCAAGGCAATTGCATCTTGATGCTTGTTGGCAATAATCTGCATTTCAGTCTGCAAAGCCTGAATGTCGTTCTTGTGCTTCTCAAAAGTTGTTTTCATCTCCTCAATCTCGCTTTGGCGTTTGGCCTGTGCGGTCTTGAATTGAGCCTCAAACTCTTTGTATTTCATTTCAGCGGCTTGTCTGTCGCCTTTCATGTACCCCTGAATTGCACCATTCAGATTGTCCATAGCGCCTTGCATGGGGCGGCGTGAAAACACGGAACCCACCAATGAAAAGATCATCATGTTGGACATGGCATCTTTGAACTGTTGTGGGTCAACCTTGTGAGGCGTGTATTCGGGAATCTTGGTGAAATCCCGTGGCTTGTTCAAATCCTCACGGTATGCCTCGGTTGCACCCATGAGTTGTTTTTCAATCGGTTCAAGAGCAGCCAACTTTTCTTGACCCATTTTTTGAATTTTTTGGCTTGATGTTTGTGCCCCGCCCAAGGCTTCTTCTGCCTTGCCCATGTAGTAATCAACAGGCAATTTTCCTTTGGGCACAATCGGATTTGCAGGGATGTCTGCACCGATTGAACTTAAAGCACCACTGAAATCGAGACCCGGCATTATTGTCTACCTTGTTGAAGGGCTTGCAACATTGCCAAGGTCTGCATAGCTTGAGCCATTGAGTTTTGAGCAGTGGTATTAGCGTTGTACCCCGCCATGATTGCTTGAGTGGTCGGGCCAGCGGCAATGCCAGCAGCATTTAACCCTTGCGTCAACACGCCCTGCAAGGCTTGATCACGCATTGCCACGCCTTGAGCCTGTGCATTTGCCATTTCTGCTTGAGCGGCAGAATCGGTGTTGGGATCACGGCCCATTGAGGCGTAGCGTTGTTTGATCTGAGCCATCTGGTTGTTTGTCCAGTCGGTAATTTGTTTGTCCTGTGCGGGATTGATCGTGCCTGTTTGGTATTGATTTAACAACTGTTGTGCGGTGTTGCTTGTTTGCGCCCCCGCTTGTTGCAAACTGTTTTGCAACGCTTTGGCGGCTTGTTTACCTTGATAGGCACTCAATCCCGTCATGCCAAGCGAGGCTGCGGTCAATGGGTTGTTGGTAATGGCAGAAATTGCTTTGTCAAAAGTTCCCGGAACAGAAGGAGTCGTTGTCAAAGCATTTGCGGGTGCAGTCAGACCTGTTTGGCTTGTGAGTTGCAAACCTTGCCCCGTTGAACCGGGCGTGGTCAAGGCGTAATCCATGCTTCCAGCACCGGGGGCAACTGATGGTGCGTTCAAACCATACAAAGCCTTGTCTGAAGCATTTTGCGCTGCGGTTGTCGTTTCAACTTCAGGGGCTGCGCCACCTACGGTAGATGCGGTAGATGCACCTTGACCAAAACCTTGTGCGGCAATGTCTTCCGTAGCTGATATGCTTGGCAATGAAGGAGCGGCGGCGGGTGTCACACCTGCAGTCAATCCAGGGGCGGCTGATGCGGTCGATGCGCCAAGATATTCGGCTTGAACGGGAGCCAATGCCTCCGCACCTAAAGCGCCAGCACCTGCGGCTTCAGAGCCTAAAGCGCCAGCACCTGCGGCTTCAGCGCCCAAAGCACCCGCACCTGCTGCGGCCTCACCGCCTCCAATGACTTCTTCTGCAAGCGGTATTGCGGCTTCTTCTGGCATATCAAACCTTTCTGTTCATCACAACAAGACCATGCTTTTCAAAAAGCCTTTGAAAGCCAAACATGGACACCAATTTGACTGATTTGGGTTTGTTTGAGAATGGGGTCGCCCATACCTCTGTATAACCCTCTTTCCCAAGATTATCAAGTATTTTGCGAAAAATTACTTGATATTTTTTGAACTTCTGATGCGTCCACGCACCGTCTTTGAACGTCAAATGAATGGCGACTTTTGTTCTGTTGAGCAGATAGTCCACCAAAACATACCCGTTTTCGTCCTCGTAGACCTTTATCCTCAAAGGTTCAGTGCTTGGTTGATGTAGTCGTGGACTTGTGCATGAAGTTCCATCCATGTCTGCAACTCCTCATCCTTGGTCAAATCCGATGACGCAAGGTCGGGTAAACCCGTAGCGCCAAGGTATGTGTAAATCGCTTGGTGTTCCTGTTGGTGGTTCTGTAACCAGTCCTTGTCCCAATCAACCACATCGAAATAGGGAAAATGAGGGATCGTGGTTCCCGCTTGAAGGATCGTGGTGTAAATGACCTCATGGCTCATGGCGTGAGCCATAGCAAATTCAGAAAACTGCGTCTTGTCTTTGACATACAGATCACTGAAGATTGTAATGTTGCTCATGTGTTAACGATTGGTTTTTATTTGGGGGACGGTCAAGACCCCAAAACTGCAATTGCTTGGTTGATGTGGGCAATGCGTTCATCAAGTCCAATTGTTCCCCCGTTGATGATTTTGGTCAACCGAGTCCAATCCTGTTGAGCCGCAGATTCGTTGCATTTGTGCGTTGACCAGAACCAACCAGCGGTCAAAGCAGCGTATTTTGGGGTCGATACTAGGTCTGGTTCAGCCCAAAAGTCCACTCCAAGAGCCTTACCAGCATTGAAATAGTTTGTTGAACCAGTGAGTTGAATACACCCTCTGCCCCTGAATCTAAATCCATCGCCGCTAGACTCATCACGATTGCCCATGCGAGAGGCATAGACCATATTCGCAATTTTTTTCGGATTTCCCGCATAAGCATTAGCAATCTCCTGTGTTGGAAAACGCTTAGGCCACAAACGCATTAGCGTGGCGGCTTTGTAATTGAGATTTTCTTCAAGAATCCTGAAATTACCGCACTCATGACCACATTGACCAATAAAAGCCGCTTGTTGAACGGTCGAGGCTATGCCAAAACGCTCAAATGTCTCATTCAATGGATCAACCCACTGATTGCCAATTCCAAGCGTCTGCAACTGATTAGCGCTGACCATTCAATTGCTCCCGAATGTTGTTGTACGCATCAATGCAAGCGTTCAATTGTTGGGTGTTTCTGTCCCCTTGGGCGACGAGTTCTGCGATGGCTGCGAGGGTTGCTCGTTCGGCATCAGCAACTGGGTCAGTTTGTCCATTAGGTTGGCCTCCCGCTTGGTTCCGATCTCCGGCGGCAGGGCCGGGACTTGAGGTGGCTTGTACGCAACCTGCGGAGGGGAGCCGCACCCGACCAGCACGAATGGCACGATCCAAAGCAGTTTGTTTTTGAGAAATGGCATTATTTGCCTCCGTTAGTTGAGATGCACTTGCACTAATTTGTTCGTTTAGTTTCTGTTCAGTCTGTCGAGCCTCATCGTTTTTCTTTGCAATTTCAATCTGCATTTCCATGTCTCGCTCAGACCAACCAGAATGGTGTCCGTAAAAATACGTACCCAACAAAAGCAAAATTGCTCCAATGATGACGTAGGGATTTAACAGGCTCATGTCTCACTCCTTGCCATCAGTCGTTCTTGAGCAATCTCCTCACGGCTTGGGTCAAGATATTCAGGAGGCGTGGTGGGAGGTGGCCCCGGTGTCCAAGACTCATCCAATTCGGGATTTACCCATTGAGGCATAGGCGAACCCACAGGCGGTGTCCATGTGTTTGTAGGCATCATGGGTTGTGGATAACTTGTTTGACCATACCCCATAGGCTGTGCAGAATACAACATTGGCGGTTGTTGAGGGGTGGTTCCAAACGCATTTGCCGTTGCTTTAGTAACTCGCTTGGTCATGATTCCACCAATACCCCCGACGATCAGAAGCACGATGTCATTGAGCATCTTCGTGTATGCCTGATCAATCGGAGCCATTGATTTGATCGGCTGAGTGACAAAAGTCACCGAGTACAGCAACATCGCCACGATGAACACAAGAACAAGCGTCACCATGATCACCACAAAGCCCCAAATACGGACTTCAATGGCCTCTGGTGTCATCTCACTTCTGGGGTTCTGGGGCTGGTCGTTCAACTTGTTTCTCCAGAATGGGCGCAACCAAGTATTCGGGGCACTGTTGGGTAAAGAGACACTTGGGCTTTTGACATTCTTCTTTGTAGAAGTTCTCAGGGTTCTGGCACGGATAACGGTAACGATCTTCACAACCAAAAAGCAAAAACAGGCTGCAGCCAAGCAACAAACCGATAGCAAACCGCTTGATAAATTGAGAACTGGCATCTTTCATGGCCTCCTTGTAACCTTGAACGTAGCCTTCCTCGTATGACACTTTGCAAGTCCAATGAGGGTCGTCTGCGTAGGTTTTTTCCCACCATGCCTTGAAGTTGCCATATTTCATCATTTCCCTTTCAATGCCCCCGCACCGATAGAGTCAATGGCGTTCCATTGGCTGTCCACATCTTTTTTGAGCGATGCCATGTCTTTTTGAGCCGCAACCATCTGCTCCCTCAAGGTTTGCACATCACGGGTGAACACAGACACTCCCTCCATGCTGGTCTTCAACGCCGCAATAGCGCCTTGAAGTTTGGACACATCATTGGACTCAACCAAGGTTTTGAGGGTCTGGACTTCCTTTTGAAGGGCGGCAATGTCCCCTTGAGCCTGAGCCAGCGTGTTGGTCAGACTGACCAAAGCCTTCTCTTGGCTTTCACTGGCCTCGCCCAGTTTGACCACAGGGGTCATGTCAGGGGATTTCCACCCCGACACCGCCTCTTGAAGTTTCTGGTACTTGCCCCATTCTCCACCAGCAGCGTAAATCGTTCCCCCAACCGCAGAGACAACCGCAAAAAACCAGACAATATACGAACCCTTGAGGTTGACCCCACCGATCTTTAACTCGGTGCTGGCAAGGTCAACCTTCTCTGAGGGCTTGTTTTCGTCAGCCATTACTGTTTGAACACCGTGTTCTGATAGAACTGTGCGGGAGTCTCAAAGTACGAGTTCAGCACGCCAGTCTGCGTCAGAGCCATGCCGTTGCCAAAGTCCACGGTCAAAGCACCCGTTGCGTAACTGAACTGGGCATTTGCATAAGCAATGTTGGAATTGTATTGAGCGGCAAACTTGTCCACGTTGCCAGTGATCGACACGCTGTTGGCGGCTTGCATGAAAGCGGCGGCCTGTGAAGCATAACTGTTCACCGAGGCCAAACTGGTGTTGTAAGCGGAAACCGAAGCGGAACTGATAGGCGTATCTAAACCTGCGGCGGCAATAGCGGTTTGAGTTGCCTTGGCGGTCGGGGTATCCGTCACAGTAGACACCATTTGGTTGACAGTGACTGCTTTTTGAAGATCAACTGCTGCGGTTGCCAATTGACCAATTGAATTTTGCATACTTGCAAATGCGGAATTGGCTTGATTGGTAAAGAATTGAGCAGAGCCACTAAACGGTGTCGATTGGTATGTAGCCAACGATGTGTTGTAATTGTTTTGTTGGGTCGTGGATACCGTTACTGACTGGTAAGCGGTTGGGTCTACGATGATGCCGGAATGTGCGGCAGTGTTGATTGCTCCAACAAATGCCGTCCCTGCGGAAAGCGTGTTTTTGATGGAAAGTGAACTATTTTGCAGATTGTTCACTACTGCCTGTTGACTCTGGCTCAGGGCGTTTTGGTTCGCTGTCGTTGTTGACTGTGCGTTTGCTTGCACGGTAACGGTCAGAAAGGCTCCCAGAATCATCAGCGTGCGTGCCAACGGAGAGAGCAATTGGTTTGAGTGGTTCATTTCCATAATCGGGCCTCATTTCAGGATTTTGTTGCCACAACACCGTGGCTTGCTTGCCAATCGCACCAAGATAAGGACATGGAGTTCCCGCCATAGCCATAGCCTGATACACACGGGCATCTTGACACAACACGGCTACTGCCGCAACCTTGAGTCCAAAATCGTTTAACGTCTTGGACAACTTGAGCAACTCGCATTGCTCGTCCCGCCTGTATGTTCCCCCTGCTATCCCTATTACGCTTGATGTAACAGCCCCTGACACGCCAATCAGACAACTGTCTTGACCCACGCCCATGTAAGCGGGAGCCATTGGAACGGGCGGTGCTGCTGAACCCGGTGCGTTTCCGTTGTAAGTTGTTGAGTTTGAGTTGTTGTTGCTGTTCGATGAATTGGTAATGTTGCTTCCCTGCTGATTGGTGGACAGATTGTTTACATCCGTAGTGCCAGATGTATTTTGAGCCAACGCAGCGACGGGCAATAGGAGCAACAGTAGCCATCTCATGCTCGTATGAAATGTTTGAGTAAATCCATTGCTGATCCGGGGCCAAACAAAACAGCAAACAACAGCGCATAAAGTTGCCATTGCATTTTGTCCATTTTTTGTTGACCACGGTCAAGTCGTTCTTCAATCGCTTTGTATCTTTCGGCGCACACGGCTTCGTGAACGGCAATTTTGACATCTGCTTCCATCAATATTTTCCTTCGGAAAAAATATTTACAAACACCGTACCGTCTTCCAATGCTTCAATTTCATGCCATTCTTGTTCGGTCAAATTGACAGGTTGAGTGTCCTTGTTCATGATCAATTCTCGACCTTCTTTTTTTACAATGCACGAACCCGCATGACACATGGTTAAATGAGCATACGCATGACTGTGCGATGGCAACCCTTGTCCTTTGTCAGCATGGTAAATGTTCACACTTGCACCGTCATAAGTGACCGAGAATTTGGGTTGAATGTTGATGGTCATAAGGTTTGAGTTCCTGTTGTAACAGGTTGCGGTTGTGTTGCTTGGTTTGATGGAGCAACTAGTTTGTCAACAACTTGACCATTTGGATAGATGTTAAACAAGGGTTGAAACCAAAAGGGGTCGTCTGCAAAAGACATCACATTTCCGTTAACAACAAAAGCGTACATAATTTTTCCTTACAAAGTAATTGGAGTTGCACAATCTCCAATGATTGCATTGACCAAACCTTGTGTCAAAATGTTGTTTGAAGCATAAATTGGAAGTGTTGTTGTCAACAATGCAGATGAACTGTAACTCGTACCAACACCACCACTTTTTTGTAGATTCAAAGTTGTTTGAGATGGGTCGCATTGCCAACGAGTGTTTCCATCAACTGCAACAATTGATGTCCCGCTGACATAAATTGAACATCGTCCAGCCCATGATTGCAAACTTGAAATTGTTTCAAATGCAGCACTTTGGTTGTATTTAAAAGAATATCCCGTTGACAATGAAGCGGTGACTGTATTAGTTCCCACGTTAGCGGTGTCATACACATTAGCACCGCTAAATGCGTGACCTGCTGAATACATAAACCCGCCCATAGCAAAAGACGAGTATCGACCAATTGCGCCTTGTTCTATGTCTAACAAGGCAGTTGAGGTTCTGTTTCCCGTTGTAAAAGTATTTGCAGCAGGGTTGTATAAATAATATTTGTTACTTGTGTTACCTTGTGCAACGGCAGAAGAAAAAGATGTAAGGTCTGTTCTTGCGCCAAGCACTTGGATTACGCCAGCAGCAAAACTTGTATTGCTTGCAGAATTTGTCAGCGTAACTGTTGTGGTTCCAGTTACTGTTGCGCCCCTGATGTATGTGTTAACACTTCCACCCGCAAGCATAGTAAAACCAAACGCATAAGCACTATTGCTACCAAGATACCCGCAAAACAAAATTTTGTTTGATACTGCGGGAGAACAAGCACAGCTAATATAGGTTTGTGTCACAGTATTTACTGTTGACGCATATAAAGTTCCACCTGAAACAGATAATCCCCAATAATTGACTTGTTGATTGTTACCGCTTGAACCAGTAGCCAACAAACAAAAAGCATGACTTGCATTGTCAGTGTCATAAACAAAATCAATAAATGCGCCAGTAACTGTTGATGAAATTGTTAGTTGATTGCCAACGGTAATTGCTTTTGTTGACGGATTTACCGTGAACAATTTTGCGTACACGTATGTTGACGCTGCTACCTCTACCCACACCAATGCAAAATCAGTTGCATCAAGAGAAACAATGTATGCTGCAGCTATGTTTGCGGTTGAATTGACTCTGTAAGCACTTGCAAGATTTTTATAAAAAGTCTGATCGTAACTTACAACATTGCTTGGAAAGGCAGTTTGCCACACACCCGTGGATGTTGAAATACTTTTAATATCAAGAATGTAGTTTGCGCCCGGTGCAATGTATTCACGTACTGTCCCACCCGTATCTTTAAGTGCCACGTTGTAAATACTGTTGTTGGCAAAAATAAAATATCCTGCACCTTGAACAAGTGTGGTCATGTCAGGCAAAGTAATGCTTGCGCCAACAGCAACCGTTGTGTCGTTGGTAATACTGACAAATTGATTGTTTGCTGAAGTCAGTGTAAAGTTGGGCGCTGCTGATGTAAGAGTTACAGTGGTAATGCCAGAACGAACACCAGAACTAGTTGAAACAAGACTTGTGACAACAAAATTGGTTCCGTCATATACCAATGTGACAACAGCACCTGCAGACAAATCGCCAGAAGATAAAGCAGTTGAACCGCCTTTTACAATGCTTTTAACACCAAGACTGTTGACGTTAATTGTTGATGCAGTAGTGTTTGCGTTTCCAACTTTCATTGTTACTGCAAGACCTGCGGTGTACGAAGTTGGAGCAATACCTGTTGGGAACGTCACTACATACGCATTTGCCACACCAGAATCAACAAGATAGTTGGTGTAATTGTTTGGATTGTTTAAAAAAGACGCAACTTGGTTGAAATTAGTGTCCAAAGTGGACAACAATATATTTCCACTTTGCGTGGCAAATGTGTTTGTTGGAATAAGTTGTGAACTGCCTGACATTACGAACCCCACAAAGAGCGTTTTTCAAATTGCCACATTAGCGTTTGGATTTGAAACGCTGGTGTGGTTGATGTTACTGTGGTTCCAAAATAATGTCCAAACATGGACACATCTTGTCTAAACCATGTGTAACCTGTTGCAAGCCAACCAACCGCTTGCAATGAATTGTTTTGCCATACAACTGTTGCGCCCGAGTTGTTAACCCAGTTTGCCAAAGAAGTGCTTGCAAGACTGTATGCTTGAGAAGTTGTTTCCGTATCAATAGATGCAGAAAGGCTTGTTGTAGTTGCTGGCAACACAGCTTCCAAACCAAACTTCAAAACTTGTTTGTCTTGGTATGGCACTGAATCGTCATACAACTTGCTTTGCATCATCCAAGACACAGAGCCGCTTGAGTTTCCAAAACACTGATAAATGTTAGTTCCATCTGAACCAAACAAATAATCAACACCAGACACAGTAGCTGTCCAAACATATTTCAGTGTTGACCCTTGGCTTGCAACAAACCATTTTTTGTCAAAGTACACGCAAAGTATGGGTCTTGAACCTTTTGGGTCAAGGTAAGTAAAACAAATAGCAAGACAGAAAATGTTGTTGATTGTTGCCGTGCCCATCGTGAAGGGCTTGGTAAAGTCAATCAAAGCAAAAATTCCATCAAGTTCGTTTGACTCTTTCTTAGGCGTTGCGCCATACAAAGCGTACACGCCAGTTTTGTTTGCGTACCAAATGGCACGGTAGTAAGAGCTGATCGCATACGCCAAGTTGGTTCCCACTGATGGCGTAAGATTGGTGTTAGAAAAGATGGTTGCAGTCGTTGAAACACGAACATCACCAATTACTGATACTGAGGCATCACCAAAGTAATACAAAAAGTTGTTGGCAGACAACAATTGGTTGATGTTGCTAATCAATGTTTCGTCTGAAAGTATGGCGTTTCCACCATAACTAGGTGCGCTGAAATCAACATACGATGATGGAGCGGAATAGTTGAGCGTCCGACCTGAACCAATCCACACCCGACCCGAATAAGTTGCAATACTTGTTCCCGATGTCGGTGACGTACTGAGGTTGGCAGTCAAAACGTAGCCGTTGCCACCCGCTCCTGTAAGCGTTATGGTGGGAGCAGTGACATAATTTCCACCTGCCGTGACGTTGATGGCAATCACGCCAAAATACAAATTAAATGTTGCCGTTGTGCCCGACCCGCCCGTGACTGATGCGGGGTTTGCTGGCATGGCAGTGTAATCACCAGGAATGAAAATAGAAAACCCCGTGATTACACCCGTTGAATTAACCGCTGTGACAAGCAATTGGGCTGCAGTTGCAAATGTGCCACCACTGATTGTCAGAACGTCGTTAACTTGATAATTTGTACCGCCAGCACCAAGAGTTGCACTGACAACACCAATTTGAGCCGTTGCAGTTGCCGTTCCCGAAGAAAACACCACGGTCGGTCTGCCCGAAAAATTGGTTCCCGCTTTGGTTACTGTCACGGTCAACACGCTGTTGTTAATTTGCGTAAAAGTTGAGCCGTTCCAATTCCAATATCCATTGGTGTCAATGATCAAAATACGCTCATTTTTCCATTGAGCAATTTGTGTGGCAGAACCTGACAATGTGCCTACAGTAGCAATCTGCGTGACCGTGTATGGGCTTGAATTTAAAACCTGATACGCTGCGCCCGATGTGGTCGCAACAAACGTGTATGAGGTTCCATTGATGTTGTACTGGTTGAAATAGTATCCAGTGCCCGTGATACTTGCAAGGGTCGATGTTTGAGAAGGTACAACCTTAGCAATACCATACCCAATGGGCATGACGTTCTCAATCCAAGCAAACTGTTCATCGCCAATTGTGGTGCGAGAAGTTTGCGTGTTTATCCCTCCGAACTCCCGGAAAACCTTGTGTTTTTTGGTGTCCTCACCGGGGATTCGGGGTAGTACTGCCATATCAGGTGTAAGGGTTGGGCATCAAGCGAGTAAACGACTGGTTGATCGCCGTGATCGCTTTTTGCTTGTATTCATCTTGGAATTGTTTGGCTTCACCATACGCCTGTTCTTTTTCTTTTGCTTTGTAACAAGCGTAGTAAGCAACAGGGCTTGTGAACGGAAATGCTAAATCAGTTTCAACGTCCGTGGTGTTGACCAAAGGCAAAGGCAAATAGCATACATCCCACTCAGAACTGTATGTCTGGTCAGGAATAGGTTGGACATACACCGTACCATTGGATGTGCCATAGCGTGACATGGCTGCGGGGCGTGAATAGTTCAGAACCCATGCTCTCATCTTGGCGTTAAATTCAGTCCAAGACATTTGGATGAGTGGAATACGCATCGAACCCCACAAAACTGTGACGTTCAAAATATCAAGAACTTGTCGCCCACCAGATAACGACACGTTTGACGCAATTGGGTATGTCTCTACGTTGTAGGACAAAGAAACAGTCACAAGTTGTCGCAAACAGTGTGTGTCTGCGGCAACTTGATTCCGTGCATCATTGATGTATGAAGTGAGTTCTGCAACTGACCAAAAATTGTTGTTTGCGTCATGCAATAAGCGTTGACACTCCAACAGATAGTCTGAGAGTTGCATCTTGAGTTCTCACTTTAACCTGCCAATTGAGCCATCTTGGAAAGAAGATTTGAGGCTACTTCCCGAGGCTCTGAAGAAGTTTCCTCCTCCTCGGCCTCGGGTTTCACCACAGGGGGTCTTTCCTCGATGGGTTCGTCCACCGTCATGCGGCCTTGAAGGAACTCAAACTTGTCGAGTCGTTCATAAGCCTCTTTAAGTGTGGTTGAGTTAGCGGCCCAACCAAGCCGAATCATGTGTTGAGTCTTGTCGGGCGCACCATACCCAAAAATATGGTTTGCAGCCAATTCAGGACATTCAACCAACTCACCATTGGGAAAATGGTAGTCGATTCCGTCGAAACGATCTGAAAAATCCGACCCACTGTTATTTCGGACAAATAGCATCGTTTACCCCTGTGCAACTGGATTAGTGGATTCAGGAGCGGGTGATTCAACGCCTTGAGGCACTGCATCCACAGCAACCGTTTGAGCGGTTGCCGGGTTTGCAATAGCGACAAGATTGTGCCAATCCCCTGCTCTGAAACGAACAACATCACCTTCAGCGGTTTCAATGACTTGCGTCACACCGTCAATGATCTGTTGAATTTCAGTCATGGCAATCTTTCTTTAGATGGGAATCAAAACAGCGGTATCAATGTTACCGCCAAGGTTGACCGTACCCGTAGCCGAAGCAGTGGGTGCGGCAGTCGTCCATTGGCTCAGGCCAACCAAACGAGTTGAGGTCGTGGTCGAGCCAATCATTTGGAACAAACCGCCGTCAGTGACAGTTGCGCCAGTGAAAGTGCCTGAACCGTTGTCTTGCAACGTACCAAAACCAATCCGAGGCGTGAACAACGAGCCTTCAACGGCAGGGTTCAAAGGAGCGTTGGTTTTGCTCGGTGCAAGGGCAGAGTTGACAATCCAGAAAGCGCCAGTATTGGCGGTCTGGTTGGCAGAGCCGCCCGACACGCTTGACACCGAAGTGCAAGACATACAAGCCACTGCGGTAGCAGCAGCAGATGAGCCAGCAGACGAAGTAAACGAAATGGTGGGCACTGCGGCATAAGCAGAACCGCCTTCAGCCAAAGTCACTGCAGTGACACGACCAGAGAAGTTGGTGGTGTCAATGGTTGCGGTCAACACTGCGCCAGCGGCGGTGGTGTCCAAAGCGTGAGGCACAACAGTGATGGTCGGAGCGGTGGTGTAGCCAGCGCCTTGGTTGGTAATGACCACAGTGCTGATAGCACCAGAGGACAAAGCCGACACATAGCCCGAAGCACGAACACCGCCAGCGGGAGGGTCTTGGAAAATCAATGTCGGAGGACGAGTGTAGTTAGAACCACCTGCAGTCACAGTGACCGTGGTAGAAACTGCGCCACCAACAACCACGTTGAACTTGGCAATCGTACCAATCAGCGAAGATTGTGCGCCAGCAGCCGAAGCCGTAGCAATCACATAGTTGCTCTGAGTTTGAGTGGTGCTAGAAGCGGGATAGATACCGTTGGGATAGCCAGAACCGCCGTTGGTGACGTAAGCGCCAGCAACAGTACCGCTGATGTTCACCAAACGATAGTTAAAGCCGTCAGACGACACAGTGATAGTGTCGCTATTGGTCGGGGTCTGGTAAGGACGCCAAATTTGAGAAACAGGGTCATACCACTGAACAGCGGTGTATGCGCCCAAGTTAATCAGGTACTGACCTGAGGGAATGGGATAAGTTTGACCTGTGTGCAGGGTAATTGGAACACCCGTCCATGCGGAAGTATTCGGGCCAAAACCAATACGATTGACGCTCATGTTGTTTTCTCCTTAGATGGTCAGGCTGTTGAAACCAGTGACACGGGTCATTGCCTTGGGTTTGGTCACGACCAATTCAGCCACGTTGACCAAAGCACCAACATAACCCAATTGCCAGTTGGACAAAGTGGATTCAAATCCAGTGAAAGCAAACGAAGCCTGTTCGTGAATATACAAATTGGCATAGTTGCTGTTCACAAAGTACATCGTACCTTCAGGGCAATACGGGTCGGCAAACACGGGGATGCCAGCAACCATCAAAGCACGGAAGGCAGTCGAGGGGCCGTTGCTGTCAAAAGCAAAACCGCTCGGCTTGTTTGCATCAATCATGTAAGTCTCTTGACCCACAAAGTCTTGAGCAAGCAGTGTCCAAGTACCAAAGCCGCAAACTGCGAAAGTGGGCAACTCAGCACCGTTTTTCACAGTACCAGAGATGTACTGCAACACGTTTTGACGAGTCGGGTTGACGCTACCTGCGGTATAGACTTTGGATTTCCACCAAGTGTTTGAGGTACGGTTAATGTTGCCGTAGGTAACAAGGTTCGTACCGTCATCAATAGCACCGGGCAGACCGATGAACTGTTGGGTGTTGGTGTAATTGTTGTACAAGGCGGTGGACATCAAATCCATCGTGACGTTGGTCGCATCATTCATGCGAGCCTCAATCAAGGGCACAACAGCGTGATCCAATTGAACGATGCCTTCCATGCCGAGGAACGGAATGGGGGTGATCAACAGTTTCAAGTTGAACTCAGAGAGGTATGCGCCTTGCTGAGAAGTCGGTTGGTTGAACGCACCAGAGTAGTCCGACCATTGACCGTTGACAAACTGTGCGCCTTGGACGGGAACCGACACAGAGGACACACCACCAACGGCGGGTTGAGAATTGCCGATCAATGCAGCCAGCAACGGGGTGCTGTTGTACAGTTGAACGACCAGTTTGGGCACGAAGGCACGGCGAGTGACGTAAGTCAATTCCGTGGCAATACTGCCCGAAGGGATGATGCCAGAACCGAGAACGGCCATTTTGTTTTCTCCTTAGAACTCGACAGTGAAGCAATTTTCCCCCGCCCCCCGTGGCAGGGAACCCACCTCACCGTCAACAAGAGTGGGTTTTTTCTGTGTCATACCAACGTCTTTCCGGCTTTCAGACTGTTGATGATGTTGTACGCCTCGCCCCTCGCCCACTGATTCAAACCAGACTGCCCCTGCTTCATTCCGTCCATTGCCCCAGTGGGCAACGACACAGGCGTGATGGATGCGGGAGTGGGAGGTGCGCTTTGTTTTTGCAAACGGAAAAAGTCGGCAGCAGTTTCATACGAGGGAATCTGCTTTTCAACCATCAATTTCTCAATGGAATCGACTTCATCTTTTTTAAATCCCTGCTCAAACAAAGAATTTCGTTTGGCATAAATGTTGTCTTGGACTTGTTTTTCGATCAGTTTCTTTTCCAAGTCCGACACTTTGTCAACCAAGGGCTTTGCCATTGAATTGATTTGATCCTTAAGGTCGATCTCAGGGATAGGCGTGTCAGGTGAAGCGGTTTTGGTCAGACGCAAAAAAGATTCCCGTGTTTTGGGATTTTTTGCCAACGAGTCTGCCAGAGCCGCTAACTCTTGAATCTGATCAACTGAATAATTTTCCAAAGACATGATTGTTCCCCTGTATCAAAGTTTATTTGGAAGATTTACCGGGCTTGACGATGGTCATGTTGTTTTTGTACAGACCATACGTTTCTTTGATTTTGTCCAAACCACCCAAATGAGCCATGCGTGGAATGTTCACAACAGGGCCGTTCATGCGGTTGTCGTCAAGAGGTTGACGCATACCTTTGGGCGAAGGTTCGAGATATTTGGTGGTCATGGTGATTTCCTTACATCATGGGTTGAGGAGGTGCTGCGGGAGGCATAGGAGGCGCACCTGCGCCAGCCATTGCTTTTGCTTGCGGAGAACCGCCACCCGCTTGGGGTAGGGTCTGCATGAGGGACATGATTTCTGCGGGAATCAGACCCTCGGTTTTTTTCTTGCTTGCGCCAAACTTGCGAGACAAACCCGACAAGGTGTTGAGCAAAGTTTGACCTTCTTCAGTCTCAGAACCAAAGGCGGCAAGTGAACTCTCAAGCAAGTCCATCGCCATGTTGATGTTGATCAGTGCGGATTGTTGCGTACCCTCTTGCGGTTGAGGAGTAGCCATTGGTGATGTGACAGGCGGCGTGTTGGTTGCGGCCTGTGCAGACATTGGGTTGGGTTCTTTGGCATCCATGCCAGCCCCACCCGCAATCAATTTCATCAAATCGGGGTTCATGCTGAAAGCACCATGTACCAGTTGCTACCAGTGCTGGTGTAAGTGTGCGCCACAAAAATAGCGGTTTTACCTGAGGGGATTGCAACACCAGTTGCACTGGCAACATCATTGATGGTGTCGCTCGTTGAGTACGCACCATAAATTTGCAAAGAGTTTGCACCAGCGTTACGCACAATCACTTGTGAACCAATTGATCCCAATTTATAAGGGTTGTTCACAATTGGAGGCAACTGCACAGAATCATTGGTTGTTGCAACGGTTGCAATTTTGCTAAATTGTGCCGTTAATTGATAAGCATTTGACTGCACGCCACCTGCAGTAGCAGTAATACCCGTGTCGGTATTGGTTGCGGCGGGGGCATACGTCAATGGGGCAATTTTTGGCGGTGATGCAGGTGTGGCAGCCATGATTTGTTCCTTTGTGCAGAAAAATAACCGAAGTGAGTACTTGCGTCAAGTGTCTTTTTGCATGATTCCCTATTTTCATACAAAAAGAGGCTGGACTAGCCAACCTCTTGCAATGAGCCGCAATTATTTGCGACCTTTGCGGCCTTTACGACGTGCCATTTTTCGCTCCTTTCAAGGTTGGTTGGGGGAAGGGTGACAATTAGGGTAAATCCCTAGCGAATTAACGCTTAGATTTACGGCTGTGACGCTTGGCTTTACGCATGGCAGGTTCTCCTTGTCCATCAATGCAACCGGGCACTTTTTGGCTGTCCCGTTCCACCAACCCCTGTTTTTAGACATTATTTGCGGTTTTTTGCGGTTGTCAAGCCTTTTTTTGCTGACCGCCTTGAATCACTTTCATTTGAGCCTGTTCTTTAGCTTGTTCGGCTTCTTTTTTCTCAATTTCTTTAAGTTCTTGCAAGATTTCTTGTTCCATTGGGGGATGAATTAACTTGACAAACATTGAACGGTTGATGGCCTTGGCTTTGAACAACTCAATCGCATCGTGTTTCAAATCCTCCATAAACACAGGCGAGGATGAGTGAGCATCCACTTTGACCATGAAGTCTTTGGTAAATTGTTCACTGATGAACTCAGTACCATCAGGCATACGAAGCGGGTCAGGGTTGTGTTGCTGATCTAGCTTCAGATATTTGGTGGCAAAGATTTCCAAAGCATCCTCAATGACCAATGCCCTCTTTTTCGGTCGTGAAGAACCAAGTCGAGCCAACTCTGATGCGTGACCTTTTGATCTGACACCCGACTCTCCTCGTCCTGATAGAACATTGGATATACCAGACATCTCGGAGAACATGGTGTCGATTTCTCTGATTTCTGCAAATGTGTCGGGTGGAACGGGCGGTCTAAATTGTTCAACTTTGGCTCCCATGTCTTGAGATGACAAAACGCCACCAACTTTGTTCAGTGCAAATTGTTTTTCATCAACAAGCCCCATCCATCCTGTCAAAGCAGTAGGAGGTTCAATTGCACGATCAAGCAAGTTCATCACTTGATCCATTCGATGTGTTCTCAAGTCTTGCAATCGCATTAATTTCTCAACTTCTGAGTAGCCCCAAAAATAATCTGGCGCAGGGTTGGGTGAGACTTGAATGAACGGGTGTTCACCGTGATAAAAAAAGTTGGGTCGGTCATAAATACAAACGCCAGAAGTTGTCATCGTGACAATTTGGTAGTCGTTTGCTTCATCGTTCCACACATACAACTCTTGCATCTCAACCAATTCTTCTCCCGTCTTGGGTCGGTACATCAGAGTAGCTTCAAGAGGGGCTTGAACATTACCAATCATGTTGGGTGAAAACGCTGAAGCTATGATGCGTTGCACACCTGCTTGCATTTGCGTTGTTTCAACTTTGGTAAATGAAATGCGAGAAAGAATAAAATTTCTGTTGGGATGATTTTGTAGATCACGCTCCAATTGAGATTTGGTCGTGTAGTAGGTATGAGTGAACGCTTCTTGTTTGTCAAGTTGCGTCACATCTTCACGCAACACGCCAAAGTTTGCAGGTTCAACCAAGTACGGGGTTGTCTCTCTGCCACGCTGAATCAATTTAATAAGCATGGTGTTGTAGACAAGTGACCAATTGACTGAGTTGCCAAACACAATGTCTGCGTTAGAGTCCGACCATTTGTCGTTGAGTCTGCGAATCAGTGGGCCAGTTTTCTTGTGTTCAAACTCGGCTTGCACACCTGCGCCCAACACAATTGAAAACCGAGTCGTGTCTGCGGCAAATAAAAAACTCGACAGTGTGTCGATGTGCGGGAAAATTTTGTTGTAACTGGCGGGTTTTGTGTCGGGGCCAGCGCCAAACAAATAGTACGACCTCAGAGTCTCATATTGAGACATCCGATCTTCCCTTGAAATCAGGCACTTCTGAATCAACTCAAGGT